TCTTGACCGTTGCCCCAAAACCCTTTAATAACCTCGTTGGCTACGGTGGTAAGGTCTACAACCTCTCCAGCGTTTAAGATTTCATTCACTTTGTCTTGGACTGCTTGAGGGTCATAGCCTGCATTTGTCAAGCTGTCATAACGTTCTTGACCGTTGCCCCAAAACCCTTTAATAACCTCGTTGGCTACGGTGGTAAGGTTTTTTATAGTGTTTTCATTACTTATATTATCTTCTTCCTCATCGTCCAATAGTACAATATTCTTATCAAACGGATTGCTAGAATATTGCCACCATCGTATACCGTCCATGCTTGGAAAGTATTCAAAGTTAGCTGTACCATCATTTAAGCCATATCCTGCAATCCAGAGAGAATTAGGGAACTGAGCTAAAATCTGCTGATAGTCCACATTATCCAGCGTGAAAGGTTTATAACTATAATAAATAGGTGTATATCCAGCGTCTGCGATAACTTGCATAAATCGTAAACATGCGTTAGTGTTTGCTTGTACGCTTGCGCTTGCGTGGTCTTCATAGTCCAATACAAGGTATTTTACTTGTGTAGGTACGTTAGCAAGGAAATAGCGTGCTTCTGCTTCTGCTTCTTCTTCATTTCCGCCAAACCAAGCAAAATGATAAAAGCCGATAGGGTTTGACTGACTTACTTGAGCAGACAAGCAAGGGTTTAAATAGCTTGTACTTTCTGACACTTTAATAATTGTGTTGGTTGTCCCTGCTTCTTCCAAAATCCCTGAAATGTTGTAACCTTGATGGCTTGCAACGTCTACAAATAAATCATTCTTTTTAACCATTATTTCTTATCTCCTTTAAAATCTTCCAGTAGGTCTTTCCCTGTGTCTAGTTGCGCTGTGTATTTCTGTAACTCTTCTTGTACTCTAGCCGTCATAAATTTGGGGATAAAGACACCCATAACAGCGAGATTTTCCATAATTGAAAGTGCATAGTATAAGTTAATGATAACAAGCAAAGTCTGACCAACAGCCATAGCGTGAATATAGGTCAAGAATACTGCTACAAAATAGTAAAAAATAAATGTTAGTGTATGTTTGATAACCCCTTTTAAGCCTGTCCAGCTATCCGTAACTTTCCATTTCCAAGCCTTGAGAAAACCTGTGATAAAGTCTAACAGAATCAAAGCAAAAAGAATTGTGATATAGTCGCCTTTAGCAACCTCTAGCATAATATTATATAACATGATTGATAACCTCTATAAATTTGTTTTTAGTTTCTAAATCTTCATAAATAAACATATTTTTTAAGTACAAACTCCGTAAAGTCTTACCTAGTGCGCTGGATTTATTCAAGTAAACAAACCCGTCTTCCACCTGTTCCACTTCCAAACAATAAGCGGTCAAATTCTTGTCAAAGCCTTTAGCAATATAAACCATATTGTCTATATAGTACCCTGTTAAAAACGTACCGTCACAATAGAAACTATACAGCCTAGACTTCAAGCCTTTAATTCTAGCTATATTCTTATCGTTTTTAATTTGAAATTCATTATTAGCAACGCTTTCATAAATGCTGGACTTACTCAATAGTTTAAAGAATCCGCTCTCTTTTTCTTCCTCGGTCTGAAAGGCTGAATGGGGAGGGAACTCTATAAGCGTTGCATATTGTTTCAAATTATAGAACCGCTTGCCGTTGTCGTCATAGAATTTCAGAAAGGCAAAATAGGGATTGTTGAAATTACTTGCATTTGATAGCAGGTAAGCGTGACACCCGTCCCGTCTTCGGAAAACTGAGAAGATAAAGTTTAGTAAGGCTTCCACCTCGTTATCAAGATACCTCTTTTTACTTGTAACGTCTATCAATACCTCATCGTAAAGAATACTCATAACCTCATCATACTCTGACCCTTTCAAGTCAACCCATGTAGATAAGCTCTTGAGATAGCAAACGATTTTCCCATTAAGAATTATCTTAGTAGAAGACAAAACTAAAATATTTTCTTCCTCTTCCATGTTGTCCGCTCTGAAAACAATCTTAGTATGGATTTTACTAGCGTCACTGTTTATCACTTCAAAATTCGTAAAGACTTGCTTAAGCAATTCCGTAGTAAAAAACTTATCTTTGTCTATGCGGTCAAGCTCTGACTTGTTCCGTCTTAAATAGATGAATTGCTCCCCTTTATCTATGAACCGTTTCAGCAGGTGCTTTTTGAGTGCGAAAGTTTTACCAATCCCACGCCCACCGATAACAAAATTAAGATACTGGTTATAAGATAGCATTTTCTGCGGATTGTACCATTTTTCAACTTGTTCGATAGAAAATCACTCCTTTCTATTTCATTATATCATACTTTATATCATACTTTTAAAAAATTCGGGTTGTTTTTCTGAATATCAAACAAAATGCTGTCTTCTTTATTGGCTGAATAATTCCAGATTCTGACACCTGACTGGAAGATAGCCTGTAGTGCGTTCATGTGCGACTGGTTGGCTCTTAGCGTTCCAAGGTTTACGTTAATCATCTTGATATAATTAAACCGCTTTCTTGACCTCATCACGCTTAAAGCGTCATTAGTGAACCAGTTGACAAGCACCCCATAGCATTTGATGTACTCGTTAGCCCGTCCCATGATTTCCTTTTGAGCTAGTGAGACTTTCCAATAAACGTCTGTCAATCTGTTCCCACTTTGGAAACTCAAGTCGTTCCCAATCTGCTGGACGCTGATAGGCTGGTTCTGTAGGTCTGCCAACGTTGCGTTGTAGGCTCTGATGGATTGGTCTAGTGCTATCTTAGATTTCATGTTAGCGAGTGCGTTTGATTGAGATTTCAAAGCGTTGTTTTCGCTTGTAAATCCTTGCTGTACCACTTTGTCATTATAATCACGGTTAGCGTTAAAGACTTTCATACCACCTGACGCAAGCCCACCAAGTGCGCCCCCAAAGTTCCCTGTTAGGAGATTTCCAGCTACGTTTAAGATACCACTAGCGCCCTCTGTCCATTGGTTGATGTTGGCGCTGTCTACGGCAAATTGTGCGTTATAGCTGGCTTGTGAGTTGGCTGTAGCGACTTGTTTATTAGATAAGTCTATACTTTGTTTGAGCATTTCCCGATTCTCTTTAAAGGTTAGCTGTGTATGTTCCATCTGGTTCTTGTGACCTTGAATATAGCTGGCTTCTTGGTCGTTGAGAATTGCAACGCTTTTCCCTGTCACGTCATTCAAACCGTACTTAAAATGCTCTGGATTGTATTCCGCCCATTCTCCACTATTCAAATTTTCCAGAATGTTCTTATCAGCATAGCTTACATTGTTAGCGTTGTTATACTCAAGAAAATTGATATGAACTTGATTACTATCGCCAAGGCTACCGCTTACAACTACTTTATATTTGTGGTTTTCGTCTATCGTCCTTGGTAAATACTGCGGTTGATACACATAACTGTTACCATAGATGTCATAAAGCTCTATCTCTGTGAACTCACTATTTAATAGCTGTACTTCTATTTCTAGGTCGTCTTTACCCATGTAAGAGCGTAAGCCCTCTTGTATCTGGTCATAGGCGATTTTTAGGAGGTTTGGCACTTCGTACACATTCGGGCGATAGTCAAAAAATCCATCCACCTCAATCAGTAAGGCTTCAACGTCAAAGGCTGTTTTTGAGTAGTCTCCATTGCCCAGTTGTCTATCTCCTGTGTTACCTGTTATCTCTCCAATATCTCCACCTGCTACAATCTCTGGCGGATAGATAATGCTTTCAATGTTGTCAACCGTATCTATTCCTGTCCGCTCTGTTGTGTAACCGCTCCAAGCGTAGTTTTGCTCTATCACGTCATAGCTTGAGCCGTTGACCGCTGAAATAACAGACGTATGCCCCCAGATGTTGTTTCCGCTTGGGATATAGCAGACAATACAGCCTACTCTTAAATCAGCCCAAGACGGGTCAAAGCGGACTTTCCAGCCCAGCGCTTCCCAGTCATAATCTCCGCCAATGTTGCTGGCACTCATACCCCTCTGTGTATCGCTTCCGCTGGCTTGTCTGCCGTTGCCGTTAGGGTTCGGTGTGTTTATACCTCCCCCGATGTCGCAACCGCCCAACAGTTGAGAATATAGGGCGACTAGCCCGTAACATTGCCCGTTTCCTACGCTTGTCCCAACTCTTGACTTGATTTCATTTAGTGCTTTTAGCGTTTCTGTTGCTTCTGCCATCTTTTACCCTTTCTGTAGTTCGTCTTGAATAGTAGAAAGCCACGCTTCCGCCTGTGCGATTCGTTCGCCCTCTTTGTAAGCTACGCCCTCCCAGTTGTTCATAAAGTCGCTTGCGTTTGCGCTGGCGCTTGCTGTGGAACTAGCTACACGTCTAAACGTGTCCGCTCGGCTCTCTTGGTTCATAAATTGAAATTGTAGGTTAAAGTCCCATAGGCTCTTACCTTGAGCGTGCGCAAAGTTTAAAAGCTCCTCAGCCCTTGGACCTGTCCACTGACCTATTCCAATACCTATCCAGTGCTTACCGTCACTTCCTCTATATCCAGCTTCGTTTAAGCTGATAGAGTAGAGACTAGCAAAAGCGCCCCAGCTTCCCATAAGGTTCTCGGCTGTTGGCTCTGATTCCATTTTCTCGTACTCGTAGCCTGTAGCATAGTCCGCCTCGTATTTCTTGGCTGTGACGTTGCTTTCTGCTGAGAAATTTCCGATAATTCCAGCGATACCCTCTGCCGTTGCGTCTGGCACTAGCTTTTTAATGATTCTAGTAACCAATCTAACACGGCTTTCCTCTGTTGACGTGTCGCCCTCTTCATTAGTGCTTCCACTTCCACCGCTGGAACTGCTTCCAGATGTCCGATAATTACGGCTATTCTTGCGCCCAATCTCTGCAACGCTTCCCGTGATGTTTGACAAGATTTCTATATAGGTCTTGTCGCCGTCTGTTGTCTCCTTGTATTTTACCCCGATGTCACGGCTTAAATACATATTGACAATCTGGTTTACGGTGCTTGACCCGTCTTGATTCAAGCCAAACAAGTGCTTATATAGGTTTTCAAGGTAAAAGCTATCATACTTTTTGCCTTGGAAAATAAAAGGCCTGGACGCTCCGCTTTTTAAGTTTACAGGTATAAAAAAGTATTTAAAGGTCTTTTGCATTCCTGAATAACTCATGTTTACAGGGCGGTTTGCCTTGGTGGTCATCTTAATAGTAGGTTTTGCGACTACTACAAGCCACTCCGTATCTATCCCGACTTCCCCAGCCCGTGTAGCGTATTTAGTCCCGACTGAAAAGCCTTGCTGACTGTCTTTCAGCGCCCACAATTCATTAGGTAAGGTCTGTTGCTCTACCTGTCCTATTACGTTTAGGCTCTTCAATTCGTGCTGGTAGGTGTTCCAAACGTCCACCTCGTAAATAATGCGTGTAGCGTCTTCATTGATATAGAGAACGTCAAAGACAAAGGCATAGTAGGTTCTCCCGTTGTTAATAAACCTCATATAGGTCACATTTTCATATTTCTCTACTCGTCCAGAAACTACGATTGAGCCATTTCTTTGTGTATATTGGAACTTGTCATATTCATATACAATTTCGATATGTGGATTCGTTTTTGTGAAAAAGTCTTCCATAGCTTCCCTTGTCTCAAAGTTAATCACGTTAGCATAGTCATTTTTAAAAGGGCTTTTTGCATAAAGCCATATCTTGGTTGATTCTTGCATAGATTCTCCTTTAAAATAGGAGGGCAAAACCCTCCCTTATTCTTGTCCTATCTGTCCTTGTCCTATCCATTGCCCCCCACGTCTCACGCTGTGCGGTGCTGTGACTGCTTGCCCAACTGCGTTTGCTGGCTGTTCGCTAACGTCTTGCCAACTGCCTTTGCGCTGTTGGAAGATACCCGATGGACGGTTTAAGGTCTTAAATACCCCGTCTTTACGGATTGCCCACGGTTTCAACGTTTTAGGCTTTTTCTTATTGGTATTATATAGGTACATACCAACATAAAAAGAATTGTCTGAATATTGTCCGTCTGGATAAGATACATTTATATTTAAGGCACTAGCTGATGAACTTTCTTCGGCTGGAATGGTTACGGTAAAGTCTTGGGAAACTTCATCGTTTTTTATAACCTCATCTGTGGTATATCCGCTAAACGTCCAAACGGTGCGCCCGTTGATTTTTATATCATACTCCACCCGATACCCAGCGTTTGAGCTGACCCGTTTACTCCACCAGAAAAGCGCCTTTACTCTGATTTTCGCTGTGATAGAATTATCATCGTTTTTTGTCTCTTCTAGGATTTCAACGGATTCACCCCAAAAGCGCATACTAGCCCATACAGACGGGTCATTTTGCCCGTACTGTATATAGGTCGTGTTGCCGTTCGTCATGTAGCCGTAGTCTGTGTCCCCTGAGAACTGCCACGCGTTAGCATAGGCTTCCGTCCAAGGCGCTACACCCGTACCAAAGTTTTCAACGTTGGCTGTGGTAGAGGTTGAAAATCGTGTTTCTAAAGGCATTAGATACCTCCTGACAAGTCGTTTTCTGTGCTTCCGTTATTCGTTCTGATAAAGCTGTTACCGTCTGGCGTACCACCAAACAAGTTAATATTACCTGTTGCGATGTTGCGCCCTTGGTTAAAGCTACCAGTAAGCCCACCAGTCCAAGCGCCTGACCCCTCAAGGTTTTCAATGATTTTACGCAAGGCATTTTGCAAGCCTGCGTTAGCATTTTCTAGGGCTTCAATCCGTTCTTTTAGTGCGTTGTTTTCTGCTGTGATACGCTCGTTTAATTTAGCGATTTCTTTTGTGATTCTGTCGTCTAGCTTCTTGATTTCCTTTTCTAGCTTGTCGTTTAAAGCGTCAATCCGTCCATCAAGGCGCTTAACTTCATCATCTACTTTCTTTTCAAGTTCAGCGATTTTCTTATTGACTTTAGCTATTTCAGCGTCAATGTAAGGTTTGATAATCTTGTTATAGTAGATGTCCGCTTTTTTGTTAAACCAGTCATCCGCTTCCTTGCTCTCCATATATCTACGAATAAGCAAGGGAATAAGTTGCTCTAGGAGTTCGGTTAAAGCGTTCTTATAATCTTCTAGTTCACTTTCCAGCGCCACAAAGTCGTCCAGTAGTTGCTTAAAGGCACGCTGTAACCAAGCCAAAAGCTCGTAAATTGAATTGGCATTGTCAAAACTGGTAGGAATAGAGGGGATAAGCCCCCAACGTTCCACCCAGTAAGACGAATAGCGCCCACGGTAAGCCCTGAAAAACTCGTCTTTAAATTCTTCTGGATTCATCTTTTAAAATCCTTTCTTATTGTGGTACTGCTGCACCGTTTAAACGTGTTCCATCGCCTACCACTTTTTGGAAATTAAACCAAAGATTTGCAGGATTGTTTAAATAGTATTTAGCAAAAACAGTATAGTTTTCTTGTGATTTATCAAGCGGTTGTTTTAATGTAACATGTATGCGTAGTTGCCCTTTTCCTGATGGGTCTTCTACATCTCCACCGCCTATTATGTCAGCCATATAAGGGCTTGTATATAGTTTAATAAACATTTTTTCATTTTCAAATGTTTTATTGTTATCAAAATCACTTTTTCTTAACACTAAACGGTCAATAATTCGTGAATTGCGGATAAAATCAACTTCGATATTTTCGTTTATTTGGTCAAGGTTTCTCATACCAAAAAACATATTATCATAATCAAAATTAAGACTTCCAGAAAAAACACTATAAGGCAAGTTTGCTTCTACATATTGCTGAACTTCATCTTTAAATGCGTCTTTGTCAAAAGGCTCTGCTGATGTTCCGCCTGAATGTTCATTAATTTTGGTAGTCAATTCTTCTTTGACTTCTCCGATGAATTGTTTAATTTCAGTTTCTTTTGTTGTAACCGTTGTTGTTACAAACTCTTTAACCTTATCATCATGAATTGTCAAACTTTCTGGTTCTTTTGTAACAGTTACCAACTCCCCACCAGATAGAGGAAAATGAGAAAGGTCTTGGCTGATGTTTGCTTCCTTATTCTTGTCAGGGTCTTCCCCTGTAATTGTGTGAGAAATACCAAGATAAGGAATATTAGAAACTACTGCGTTCACTTTATCACTGTCAGCCATTAAAATTAGGTTTGTGTCTCCGTTTTTATCCTGTGAAATGTCTGCTAGTGTGTCCTTACCTTGGATTGTTAGGCTCTCAACTCCCTGATGTTTCTGGAATTTAATCAATGAGTGAATACCTCTGACACGTTTAGTTGTCTTTTTTTCTGGATCGTAATTGCTATTTGTTGCCATCTTTTGATTCTCCTTTTGTTTTGTCAATGATTTTGATTGAGTTTGGATAGAGTTCTTTTAGGTCTGCTAGGTATTCAAGATAGCGAACCAGTAAAGCACCTTTACGTCTTAACTTTTTCTTGTCAGCAATTAAAAGTGTGTAGCCGTTGTGCTTCTTGTATTTCTCTAGCTGGTCTTTAAAACCTAAATAGATACAATCACAAACGGTGGAAACACGAGCGCAAGATTGGTCTTTATCGTCCCCGTGTCCCAACACTTCAATCTGTAGTGTGTCCGTTGTCTCGGACAAGTTAATAATTATCATAATGTTTCATGCCCTCTTTCTGCTGTCATGATAGTTCTAGGCACTCCCTTTCTATCATTGGTTACATTGATTTTAAAGGTTGCCCAATCTTCTAGGAGTTGCTGACTGTCAATCTCTACACGTCTTTCTTGTAACCCTGTGACGTTCATCTGGTAGTTAGGGGTTACGATAACCCCGTTGTCCCAGTGTACCACCTCGTTTACAAGGGGTATGCGTGAAAAATAGTTGTTATCGTCTATCACTCTGCCAAAGCCTTTCAGCTTGCTTTTGCTGGTCAGCTTCTCAAAGCTATAATAAGCTCCCACAATCTTAAAGCGGATAAATAGAAGCGCCTTAACGGATTGTAACGGTTGGTAGCTCTTGCGAATACTCCAGAAAGTTTGGTCTTCAATGCTTTCATAGTGATAAGAGATAGGTTTTAACTTTATCCACAACTTAGCAAGGTCGCCCAAGCGTCTGCTGTTTGACTGGATATAGTATAAACCATCATCGCTATAAGCAAAATCCTGAAAGCTGAAAAGCGTGATTTCTTCTAACATGCTATCATACTTTAGTATTTTAGCGCTTGATAAATCTTTCATCTATGCCCCTTTCTAAAAGACTTGTAAAAACAGCTTATCGCAAACGTTGAATATCTGAAATTGAATATCTTTCAATTCTGCGTTATTCTGTAAACGTTCGGCAAGGCTTGAACCGCTCCAGCCTGAAACATTGCTTTTCGTGTCTGCGTTGTTCTTCTGGTGGTTCTCTACCAGATTGTCAGCATACTCTATAACCCCGTAGCGCTCAGTAAATACAATTTCTTTGCGCTCTTGCGGTGTCGTGTTGGCTATCTGTAGCGCTTGCCCGTCCGCTTTCTGGTTGCCTACCGTGTCAATGTTCATAGACTGGTTTAAGTCCTTGATAGCCTTGTTTCTGATTTCAGCAAGATATTTAAAGAGATTGAAACACTCGTTGTTTAGAACTTCTTCAAGTGCTATCTGGAAACGTGCAAAAGTCTCAAGCCCTATTTCCCTGTTGTAGAAATGCTTGCAAAACTCTTTCTTGAAATTGTCTGAAACTCCATTGACTAGCTCCATGTCCTTAAATAACTCGTTATAGGTCTGGTCTATAATCGTGTTGTAATGCAGAAAGTCGCCGTTTTCATCAACTGCCAAGCCGTCCAGCTTCCCTGTAACGGGATTTCTATATCTGGATTTTAAAAAGGTTGCAATCGTTGCTGTAGTATTATTCTGGGTCAATGATTGTCCCCTCCTTTTCTGCCAAGTCTAGCGCCACTTTGTCAAGGTTAAACTGCTGGATTGTTTCCGCTGGTTTAACAGAAATTTCCAGCCCGTAACATTTATTGATAAGCTCCACAAACTTACGTCTTGACTTCCAGCCTACTTCTATGTTTGCAGAGATAACCCCATTATTAGAAATAGCTTCGGAGACTACCAGACGCTCTTTTTTGTCGCTTGGATTGTTGTTTATCCCGATAAAGGTTAGGAGCTGGTTCATAACTCGTAACTTTTCATCGTGCAACTTATCCAGCAAAAAAGGAGCGTCTGTTCTAAACACTTGAATATAGTCCGATAACTGTTTAAAGCTGTCTTGTCCGTCTTGGTCTTTCTGCTTGTTCAGATATACCACGGGTTCAAAGTTGGCAATCTTGTTAAAGATGTTCTTCATTGATAACACATTAGTATTATCCGCAAAGATGAAATACGGTGTGATTTGTGCGTTTCTATTTAGCTGTATTGTCAGTTCAATATCTGCCAACTTTTCGCAGAATAACTCTAAATACCCTATATATGGCTCATAGAAATTATTGTTAGGAATCACAATGCAAGGTCTTTTGATTTTGTCTGGGTTGTCCTCATGTAGTTCTGAAATGACCCTAAAATCATTTTCAGTATAAGCGATTTCCATTTGTTTAAAATAGTTCATACTGCTAGCGTTAACGGGTTGATAAGTCAAGGGCTGGTCGTAGTGGTTTAAGCGTTCCCCTCTCGTTCCACCTTGTGCGATAAAGCCAAACGTATCATCATGGAAGAAAGCCACATGCCCATTTTCTATTAGCTTTTTCTCTATAAATAACTCGTCAATATCATTAGGCAAACCCTCCCAAGTGAAATAGTTGACCACGATATTATAGAAATAATTGAAATAAAAATCATAAAAGGCGATACGGTTACGCTCTACTGTTTCTTTGTTTAGCTCAATCTTGCCAAGATGTCGCTTGTAATTCTTGTAACTCATTTAGTCCCCTTTCACTTAATAAAATAGGCGGGCTATTGCCCGCCCTTGGTCAGCCTTTAGGCTTCCTCAACATACCAGAAATGAATGTTTTCAAAAAGTGAAAGGCTTGTCATGTAGTGGTGATGGTAGAAATAGTTGTAGGTCATATTGCGAGGGTTGCGGATGGCTTCCATGTGTACTAGCTTGTCTTTGTTAATGATAGATTTAGCTGAAATAAGGAAAGCGACTGGCTTACGTCCATTGTTTTCGCCCTCTCCCGTGAATTTTTCAAAATCATCTACCACGATTGTGCGAGCCAAAACGCTTGCTTTATCCATGTTGAAGGCGTTAGCAAGTAACATATCCAAGTGAGTTGAGAACTCAGCAGAAATAACTAGGTACTGGTCTTCAATTGCCGTCATGTTTGGCACGCCTACTGGATTGTTAAACGTTGTACGACTTGGGATTGTGAAACGTTTAGACAAGTTGATAAGTGACTGGTTAAAGTCTACGACAAAGTCTTGTTTGTTTTCGTCAATCTTCGTACCTGCTACTGTGATTTTCTTAGCCTTGCCCTTAAGGTCTGTATAAGAGACTTCTGCAAGTGATTTCTCAAGTACGCCCTTAACTGCTTGATACTCGTCCAGCGTATCAGATGAGAGGAGTGATGTAAACATTTTGTCCACAAACTCATCAAACGCCATATCAGAAACAAAAGCTTTCTGAATCCAAGCACGCTCAAAAGTACGCTCATAATAGTTTTCATTGTTTAAGGTGTGGTAGAATACCTCAATATCTGTATCAGCGAATTTGAACGGGCTGACGTCTGATTTTGCGTCATAGGTTTTCTTCTCAGCTGGATGTACATAGATTTCTTGCAATGTGTCCCCAAACTCAAAGGTCTCTGACTTGAAAATAGCAAGCGGATTTTCATAAGTAAGGGCTTTAATAACTGTAGAGCCAATGCGGTTTACCAAAGCTGTGAAAAACTCGTTGGCGTGCTTTTGAAAATCCTGATACGGCACGGTTGCGTGGTTAATGCGTGCGCCCTCAAGTACAGGGATGTCTGCCTGATAGTCTGCACTGGCACGGGTGCGGATAGAGTTCAATAGGTCAATGTTTGAAACGTTTTTTCCTGTTTGACCTGATAAAAAGGTAGTGATTTTATTAGCCATATTTATTCTTCTCCCTCTTCTACGATGTTTTCGTGGTCGATGTTCATTTCTACGCCCTCAACTTCACTTGCTGGGGCTTGCGCTGGGTAGTTTGGCACTTCCTGCGCTGGTGTGTCAGCAGGCATAACTGCTGGCGGTGTAACTTCTGCGACTGTTTCTGGTTCGTCCTTGAGTGCGTCTAGTGCGTTGTTAGGATACCAGTTAATTGATTTTGAAAATGGTTTCATTTTCTTTCTTCCTTTCTATTAAATAACAGCATTGATTGCTGATACTACGCTCATGTCTTCTTGTGCTTGTTTCATGATTTCATCTTGTTGCCCTAAACGGCGGTAAAGTTCGTTATTAGCTGAACGTAGGTTACCATTTTTCATGTTTAGGCGCTCAACGTCTTCATTCAAGACTGAGACAACTGTGTCAATTTCTCCGACAAAAGCCTTGATGTCAATCAAGTCAGCCGTTAGGCTCTCAATTTCTTCATCGTTCCCGACTTTTGCCATTGCGCTATCTAGCACTGCTAGGCATTCCTGTGAGGTCATGTTCCTCTCCTTTCAATTTTAAACAAAGTATATCATACTTGACAAAATAAAGCAAGTATGATATGATAAACTTGTAAGGCTTTTCAAGGCTTGTCTAGTGCTGGGTAGATGGTTACACCTCAAGGGGTGCTATCCAGTACGGGTCATTCTAACCAACTGACTTTTCAAGCCATGAAAAACGCTTTATAATTGGTAGTTTCCTTTTAGGAAGCTACTTTTTTATTTACCGAAAAGTCCAGCGAATGGGTTCACGGGTTGCACTTCTTCAAGTGTCAACGTGTCAGCCATCATAAGGGCATTTAGGCGGAAAAAGTCATTACCGTTGTCTCCACCTTCCACAAACATAATCGCCACATGTACAGGGATTTCTGTTTTATAGTTTGGCGTCTTCTTAACTGTAATTTCTCCTGTCTCTGGGTCAACTTCTTCATAAGATACGCCAAAGTTCACTTCTTCAAAATCCGTTTCACTTGTGAAAATTTTCACATTTTCGGTTGCCTTAACAATAAAGTAAGGGCGAGCGTCTGGGTCTTTTTCTGTGTCTGGCGTGTAAAGTTGTAGCCCAAAATCAATCAGCTTTTGTGCGTCTTCTTCGGTTGCTGGGACAAGGTACACGGCTTTAGTTGCTTTTTTCTGCTTATATTTCCCGTCTGACTTGTTAGATGTCGCTGTGATTATAGCCTGTGCTACAACTGTGTCAAAATTTTCATGTTTTGCTTGTTTTTTAGCCATTTTGTTTATCTCCGTTTATTGATTTTAAAAATTTTAATGGTGTGATGATTGTATTGAGATTTTCTAAATCGTTTTGACGGTTCTTTGATTTCTCGTAACAATCGTAAAGAGCGTTAGAAGAAAGTGAATAGATTTTATTTTCTTCTAAATAGCAACATAGATTGTAAAAAGCATTGATTGAAATTTTATAAAATTCTTGTGAAACAAATTGATAAAGGTTCATCATGTAGTCAAAATCTTCATAGGCATAATGTGCTTTTAGATAGGACTTTAGAAAAATAGTGTTTTTGGGTGCGTTGCTGGATTTCTGGTAGTAGTACCCTTTTTTATTTTTAACCTGTTGTTTATATAATAAATTTTTAAAAAAGGAGCGGTAAACCGACAAGATGAACCCATCATACAAGATAGTCTGTTTCCCTGATTTTAAAGGTTGTTTCATAAATTAGCGTACCTCCTTTAATCTGCTTACTTGCCCTCTTGCCCTCAAAGGTTGCCCCTATCACAAAGTTTTCAAAAGTGATTTTTTCTTTGATTTCTGGGGTCATTCCTGCGCCCTTAACGTCTAGGTGCGTTGTCCCATCCTCTTGTATCAATTCTTCTATATACAGTTTAGAGCGTAAATATTTTGCCTTGACGGCTCTCCCCTCATGCGCCCACTTCCCGAACTCTGACGGGTCTATATCAAGTACAAGACTGTCAGAATGGAACAAGTGCAAGCTGTCTGTATCTGCATATAAGAAATTGTCATAGTTTTCTTGTGCGTTAGAAATAATAAAGTGGCGGGCAATAGATGTAACGAAAAGAGCAACAGGCACATAAACGGGTTGTACTTCTTCCTCATCATCATTTTTAAAACGTAATATACCTTTATCGTCCAGATGAGCTATTTTCTTAACTGATATAATTTTAGCGCCAAATTTCCCATATAAACTATTTAGCATAATCTTAGCTTTTTGCTTTTCAGCTGGGCTTTGTGCGTTTTCTTTCTTATATCTGTAAGTCGTGATATAGTCGTCAAATAGACCTGATTCTGTCTGAAATTCAAGCGTTTCAATATACATTATACTAGCGTCATAGTGTTTTAAGAATAAATCAAGGTCAAAATTAGTCAAATATAAATCTATAACCTCGTTCTTCGATGTGGTCACATAGTCGCTAGTGCGTACCCCAATTCTTAAAGCGTCCAGCTTCCTCTTAATTTGGATAGTTGGAAGATAACCCTTTTTTAAATCAAAATCCGCTTTGATATGATAGATATAATAATAGTCTTCCTTTATCTGTTTGGGTTTCCCCTTATAGCGTTTAGGTGTGCCGATTGGGAGGGCATTTTGTAGCATTGTAGCTGGGTACATGCTGTTAATGTCGTAGATGTCTATTAGCTGGTTTAAGATTCGCCCCTGTGTTTTTGGGTTGGCAAACGTCCAGCCCCCACGGTAAGCTTTACGACAAAAGTCGTCCACTTTTTCATCAAGTATTGGGAAAAAGTCTCTAAATTTTCGTTTTGACTTTCTGAAAATCCGTTTAAATTCTGTCAGCGCTTCACTTGCTGATGTGTATTTAGAAAAATTTTCCTCATAATACATAGCAAAGATACCACGCGCCAAAATTGCTACGTCAACATGGATATAGTCAATCCATTCTGGTTTTATTTCATCAGGCTTATTATTTAGCAAGGGTGTAGTCCCTTTAGCTATTGGCATTTTGAAAAGTCCTGCCATTGTTGCGATTGAAAAATTCAGAATTTTCAGACTATCACGAAAAGTTAAAGTAAAATCTGGAAACTCAAGTGTAATAGAATACCATACCCCCATATCATTGATAAAGTAAGTACATTCTATATCGTTATTTAGAAAAAAGGAAAGCAAGAAAGAGCCGTCAAACTTGAGATTGTGGAAGAAAATAATATATTCATCTTCCCCTGTCTCCGTGTACGTTTTATCAAGGTCAAGATATAAGGCTTTCAGAAAGTCCTCAAGACTTGTATTTACTTTAAACGTGTCTAACTTGTCATAGTCCACCACCTTTGCAAAACATGATAGCCATACCTCCGTCTCTTCCTGATTCGTAGTAGTTTCAAAGTCGCCTGCATAGTAGCAAGTCACTTTTTACCCCGTTTCTTGCGTCTTCTCATATCTGAGACAAACTGTTTAGAAAACTTATCTACATTATCAAGAATTTCACGGGCTAGGCTGTCTTGAAATTCAAAAGCCGTGTCCTTACCGTCTGTGTCTACAAACACCATAACGTTGTCAAAAGAAACTTTATCGGAAGCCCCACCCGTAAGAAATGCGCCAAAGTTGCTTGCACTCATTCGCCTTATGCGTGAAATCATACTTTTAAAGGCTTTTTCTTGTGCTTTGTTGCCTGCTTCTCTGGTGTTGTAATGCATTTCCTCAAGCGCTGATATATAGCGTTCCTTGGCTTCTCTGTCACGTTCTGAGCGATATTCTTTGACTTCCTTGACTGAGTGGAAGCGGTTCAAGTCTGAGCGCTGGGAACTGCGGAAGCCTTGGGTCAGCTTTTCAACTGAAAACTTATCCCCGTACCATGCTTTTGCTTTTTTAACATAGTCACTAGTATAAACATGATTGCCGAATACTTGGGTTCGCCCCTTGGCTTTAACCTCATTATAGGCTCGTTCTAGCGCCTTGTCACTCATTCCTGCAAAATTCCAGCGCCCACCCATAAAGGCTTTTATTTCAGCATTAGAAGCCCCCTGAGCTTGTAGCGTTCTTTTCTTCCTTGTTAGATAGTCCCTCTGTACCTTCCTTTGTTTTGGTGTTAAAGCCATTTACTACACCCCTTCCGCTTGTTCCTCTGCGTGTTCTAAGGCTGTGGCGAACGGGATAGAAGCGTTATAGCTTTTATATTCATAATCTACTACCTCAATAGTAAGATAACCCTTGAAACGCTCTTTTAGATAACGTTCAATGTAAGGAAGCTGGCGACGTTGATTAATCGTCACTTGTTCGGTTGTGATGGTTACGTTGCCGTCTTCATTTTTATAAAGATTGAAAGTTACCTGAGTAGCGTTAAAGCTACATTTAATAGGTAAATCTGTCAAGTGTTTTTACTCCTTTCTTTAAAAATTTGCTTTTTACATTTAAGAAAATAAATATTATTTATTTTCTTATTTAAGTTTACCACATTTTCAAATAGAAATCAAGTGATAAACTTGATAAGAAAGTAAATTATTTTCTATATGTCACCCCATCATTATCCTTTACTTGCACAGGTAAAATTATAACAAATAGGTCTGTGTCGCCTTTATAATAAATCCTGAAATTTTCATGTCTT